CTATTGGCAAATATGTCGCACAGAGGGCTGGTATCGGTATTAACGCAGGTAGAATCAGGGGAATCAATTCTAAAATCCGTGGGGGAGAAGTTCAACACACAGGTGTTATCCCCTTCCTTAAAAAATTTGAATCAACTGTCAGATGCTGTACGCAAAACGGTATTAGAGGAGGATCAGCTACTGTCCACTTTCCTATCTGGCATCAGGAAATCCAAGACATCATCGTCCTCAAAAACAACAAAGGAAGTGAAGACAACAGAGTCAGAAAGTTAGATTACTCTATACAAATTAGTAAATTATTTTATGAACGTTTTATCCAAAATAAGGAAATCTCCTTATTTTCTCCCCATAGTTGTCCTGGCTTGTATGAGAGTTTTGGCACCAGTAACTTTGATGAGCTTTATACTCGTTATGAGGCTGATGAATCAATCCCCAGAACCACAGTCGGAGCCCAAGAACTCATCCTCGATCTACTCAAGGAACGTGCCGAGACTGGTCGTATCTACATAATGAATATTGACCATTGTAATAGTCATTCATCATTTAAAGATCAAGTTCATATGAGTAATCTTTGTCAAGAGATTACTCTTCCTACATATCCTCTCAGTCATATAGATGATCATCTAGGAGAGATTGCTCTTTGTATTTTGTCTGCTGTTAACGTTGGTAAGTTAAGAGATTTAGATGAGTTAGAAGAATTGTGTGATCTATCAGTAAGGGGATTAGAAGAACTTATTGATTATCAACAGTATCCTGTAATTGCTGCAGAAAGGGCCACAAAGGCACGTAGATCATTGGGTATAGGATACATAGGTCTTGCACATTATCTTGCTAAACAAGGTGTTAAGTATGAAGATCCAAAAGCATGGCAATTAGTACATGATTTAACAGAGGCATTCCAATATTATTTGATTAAGTCATCTAATGAGATTGCTAAGGAAAAACATTGGTGTGATGATTTTGGTAGGACTAAGTATTCTGATGGAATTCTTCCAATAGATACATACAAGAAAGACGTAGATGAAATCGTCCCAAACAAATTAAAGTATGATTGGGAATCTCTTAGAAAATCTATCTTGGAACACGGTCTTAGGCACTCAACATTGTCTGCACAAATGCCATCGGAGAGCAGTTCCGTTGTGTCAAACGAGACAAATGGAATTGAGCCTCCTAGAGACTACTTGTCCGTTAAGAAATCAAAGAAAGGGCCTCTTAAACAGATTGTTCCATCTTATGGATCTTTAAAGAATAATTATACTTTATTATGGGATATGAAAGATAACACAGGTTATATTAATATAGTAGCTGTAATGCAAAAATTCTTTGATCAGGCTATTAGTGGTAATTGGAGTTATAATCCAGAGAATTATCCAGACAATGAGGTTCCTGTATCAGTCATGGCACAAGATTTCTTAACTACATATAAGTTAGGGTGGAAGACTTCATATTATCAGAACACAAATGATATGAAGACTGATGAAGTTGATGATAGTACTCAATATTTGGAAGATCTTATTAATAAATTACAAACTGATACAAATGAAGCGGAGTGTGAGTCCTGTGCCATCTGATTTAAATGGAATGACCGTCTTCAATACTGAAGATGTAGACACTAAGAAACAACCAATGTTTCTTGGTAAACCATTAGGAGTTCAAAGATATGATAATTTTAAATATCCTGCTTTTGAGAATTTAACCAAGCAACAGTTGGGATATTTTTGGAGACCAGAGGAAGTATCGTTACAGAAAGATCGTGGAGATTATCAAACCCTTCGACCAGAACAAAAACACGTCTATACCAGTAACCTTAAGTACCAGATCATGCTGGACTCCGTACAAGGTCGTGCTCCTGGCATGGCTTTTTTGCCATACTGTTCACTACCTGAGCTTGAAGCATGTATGGAAGTTTGGTCTTTTATGGAGATGATCCATAGTAGATCATATACTTATGTTATTAAGAATGTATATTCAGATCCATCTGAGGTATTTGATACTATCATTAAAGATGATAGAATATTAGAACGTGCTGGTAGTGTTACTGGTGCATATGATACTTTTATTAACTATGCACAAGAGTGGGCTAGTGGTAGTCAATGGAAACCAGATTCATCAGGTTCACCATCTGTAGAATGGACACGTAAAGATCTTAAAAAACATCTTTATAGAGCAATAACTAATGTTAATATTCTAGAAGGCATACGTTTTTATGTTTCTTTTGCTTGTAGTTTTGCCTTTGGTGAACTTAAAGTTATGGAAGGATCTGCTAAGATTATTTCCCTTATTGCTAGAGATGAGAACCAGCATTTGGCAATAACACAAAATATAATAAACAATTGGAGAAAGGGTGATGATCCTGAGATGATTGAAATAGTTAAAGAACAAGAGCAATGGACATATGATATGTTTGATAAGTGTGTCAATGAAGAGAAGAAGTGGGCAGAGTATTTGTTTAGAGATGGAAGTATGATTGGTTTGAATGATAAACTTCTCTATCAGTATGTTGAATGGATTGCTAATAAGAGATTAAGATCTATTGGATTGAAACCAGTGTATGATATTCCACTTAAGAATAATCCATTACCTTGGACAGAACATTGGATCAGTTCTAAGGGTTTACAAGTAGCACCACAAGAGACAGAGGTTGAGTCCTATGTTGTTGGTGGGATCAAACAAGATGTGAAGAAGGATACCTTCTCAGGATTTAAATTATAATCATACATGCGTAAGTATATTTTTGATGTTGATGGGACACTAACTCCTAGTCGCAAAAAGATTGAACATGAATTTTGGGCTCCATTCCTTATATTCTGTCGTCACAATCATGTTTCTTTGGTTACTGGTAGTGATAGACAGAAGACATTAGATCAATTAGGATTGGATATATGTTACACAGCTAAACGTGTATATAATTGTTCTGGTAGTGATGTGTATGAGAAAGATAAGAATGTTTATAGAGATGATTGGGAATTACCTAAAAATGTAGAGAATTTCTTAATAGATGAGTTAGCATATAGTTGTTTTCCTATACGTAATGGAAATCATATTGAAAGGAGGCCAGGTGGAGTTAACTTTAGTATTTTGGGTAGAGATAATGATCCAATGTTAGGTAGGGAAGAATATATTAAATGGGATAAGGAAAGATTAGAAAGAGAAGATATTGCAGATAGAATTAGGAATCAATTTCCTGATTTAACTGTAGCTCTTGGAGGTCAAACTGGTCTTGATATTGGCCCATTAGGTAGTGATAAGAGTCAGATCCTAAGAGATTTTTCTAAAGATGATGACATACATTTCTTAGGTGATAGAATTGAAAAAGGTGGTAATGATCATACCTTAGCCATGGCAATAGTGGACAATATGATGGGAACATCGTATAATGTAAATGATTATAAAGAGACTTGGGAATTATTACGTGGATTTGATTTATAAAACACAACTTTTATTTCCTACTTGTATTCATATTTTTGAAACTAAGGATTTTGAATCTATTAAAGATGAATTGGTTGAACATGTATATGAAGAGAATGATAAAGATCCAGAAGGTAGAGTAATATCTAATAGAGGAGGTTGGCAATCTAGAGATTTTGTTAAGGATGATAAGATCCTTTCTATTATTAGAAATATTATATATGAACTACCTGTATTGGATAAAGGATTACATTTTTACATAGAATGTTGGTTTAATATTAATTGTAAAGGTGATTATAATAATAAACATGTTCATCCTAATTCAGATTTTTCTGGAGTTTTTTGGCTTAAAACGCCAAAAAATTGTGGTAATATAGTTTTTGAATCACCTCATAATTTTTCATCATATATGGAAATGCAATCATATAGTGAGAAATTTAAACATGATAGTGGGTTTACTTATAATCATTCCTTTAAACCCACTGAAGGAAAGATATTAATCTTTCCATCTTCACTACAACATAGTGTGGAAATAAATGAATCTGATAAAGCTAGAATATCTGTATCATTCAACATTAAATTACTTACTAAATAACTAAAAATTCTATGGCATATCATATTAAGAGTCAGAATGTTTTTGGTAATGATACTTATATTAAGGGTGAAGATACATCTGCGGAAAAAGATTTAAGATGGACTGAGGATTTTTCTGAGAGAAGAATCTTTCCAACATTATTTCAAGCTGAGACAGTTATTAATAATACTGATGAAACTATAGTTACTGGTATTAATGGTATGCCTTATAAGACTGCAAAGTGGCGTAAGGCTATTATTGTGAATGAGGACTAAATAGAATTAAAGTCGTAGATACATGGCTAATTGGATAAGTTGGGTTAAAGATGATTTAGGAACTGGTGCTACTACTAGAGATGGTATGATCACCAATGGGCCTTCTCATGGTATCCAGTTAAGTACGGATCTTCCATTATTAACTGGTATTACTACTTGTACTACTCTTCATTTAGCTGGACAGTTAAAGGATGGAGATAATGTTTTTGGAACTAGTGGTCAGGTTCTTTCATCGGATGGTACGGATACTAGATGGGTAAGCTCAGGAAGTTTAGCTGCTGGTGCTGCAGCACAGGTAGCTATTAATGATGATAGTAATACAAATGCAGAGAGATTTATAACGTTAGTTGATTCTTCATCAGGTAATAATAATGTTAAGACGGATGCATCATTAAAATATAATCCATCCACAAACACTATCACTACAGTAAATATTACAGGTAATGTAACTGGTGATGTAACAGGCGATCTTACTGGTGATGTAACAGGTACTGTATCTGGTAATGCAGGTAGTGCAACAGTTCTTCAAACCGCAAGAAACATTGGTGGAGTATCATTTAATGGAAGTGCAAATATAAATCTTCCAGGTGTTAATCAGGCTGGTAATCAAAATACATCAGGTAATGCTGCTACTGCAACTAAACTTGCAACTGCAAGAAACATTGGTGGAGTATCTTTTGATGGGTCTGCTGCAATAAATCTTCCAGGTGTTAATCAGGCTGGTAATCAAAATACATCAGGTAATGCTGCTACTGCAACAGTTTTAGCAAACGCAAGAGACTTTAGTATTAGTGGAGATATAACTGCAAACGCAATATCATTTAATGGTAATGGTGATGTTGCATTAAGTGCAACGATAGACGATAATGCAGTAGATAAAGCTTGCATGGCAAATGAAGCTGTTGGTGAACCTGAATTACATATTAGTAATGCTGGAACTAATGGTCAGTTTTTATGTAAAAGGTCTGGTAATGCAGGTGGGTTAACTTGGGAGGATGTTACTATTCCTAATGCAAGTACTTTGAGTGGTAATACTCTTGCAAGTGGTATTACTGCATCTAGTATTACTTCTCTGGGAACATTAGGTTCATTAAGTGTAACTAATAATATAACAGTTGGTGGAAATGTAGATGGTAGAGATGTATCAGCTGATGGTTCTAAATTGGATGGTATTGAATCGGGAGCCACAGCAGATCAGTCAGCATCAGAAATTAGATCACTTGTTAATAGTGCTTCTGATAGTAATGTGTTTACGGATGCTGATCATTCTAAGTTAAATGGTATTGCAAGTTCAGCTAATAATTATACTCACCCATCACATCCAGGTGATGACTTTAGTATTGATACAGGTCATTTAAGTGGAGCAACCGTTATTGATGATCTTGATATTAATGTAACAACAGATAGTTCGGGTCATGTTACTGATTGTAATGCAACAGTAGGAACCAGAAATTTAACTTTAGGTAATCTTGGTTTCACTGGAGCAACAAACGCTAATTATATTACTAACACTAACCAACTTACTAATGGTGCTGGATTCTTAACATCTGCCATGACTGGTAACAGTAGAATTACTGTTAAGACATCAGGAAGTGGTACTATTACCACTCAATCTTGGTGTAAAACTATGATAGCCGTCTTTGTTGGTGGTGGAGGAGGAGGTGGTTCCGCTAGTTTCTTTAGTGATGATGACGATCCAAGTACAACTGGATATGGTGGTGCTGGTGGAACTGGTGGAGTGAAATTTTATAGAACGAATCCTAATGGATCCAGCAATTATTCATACTCCATTGGTGGAGGTGGTGGAACGGCTAGTAGTGGTGGAAATACTACCTTTGCTGGAAGTACAGCAGGTGGTGGCGGTGGTGGACAAAGTGTAGGTGCTAGTGGTTCTGGTTCTGGTGGTTCTGGTGGTTCTGGTGATCTGCCAGGAAAGTCGGGTGGAACTGGAGGAAATAATAGACAGTCATTTACTCCTTTCTTTGGTAAGTATGGTGCTAATGGTATTGGTAGAATTGGAAATGGAGCAGGCCCAACAGGTGGTGAAGGTGGTGCTTTATTTGTTATAGAATTTGGATAAATAAAATACTTAATTAAATTTAATTATGAGATTTATTAAAAATCCACATCATTTCGGTGATGTGGATGTGGAACAAATTATTAAATATCTTGAACCATGTTGTGAACATTTTAAATCATTTGCTATGTGGGATAATGATAATAAGAAAAATATTGTAGAAGTACCTGAATGGAAAGATAAAATAAATGAAGATGTTTTTTTAGAACTTTATAATAAAGAAAAACCACAAGACGGCAATAATAGTAAGAATTTATTCAAATCTTATGAAGATGAGTTAGGAGTGAATAGGTTGATTGATGGAATTAAAAAAGTATTATCAAAGAAGTATCAACCCATTACAATAAGAGGTATTTTTTATTATCCTCCTACTGGATACATGGGATGGCATACTAATGCTAATGCTCCAGGTGAAAGAATCTATATTACTTGGGCAAGTGAGGATAAAAAATCATTCTTCAGATACTATGATACTGAAAAGAATGAAATTGTTACTGACTATGATGATAAGGGACTCACTATAAGACAATTTACAATACCAGAATCAGAACCTCATTTCTGGCATTGTGTTGGTAGTGAGTGTGATAGGTTTAGTTTTGGATTTATGGTTGGAAGTGATGTAACAATAGATTCTGATATGTATCAAAAAATACTTGATGGACTTGGGGATGAGAATATAACTGAATATATTAATAAGTTAGTACATGAAAAACATAGTTAGTATATTTGGTGGACATGATGCCAATATTACATTCTTTAATGGACAGTATCATATTATTGAACTTGAGAGGTTATTAAAGAAGAGATATACTGGACTTTATACTGTTGATATAGATCTAAATGATGGTGAGATTATTGAAATACTTCGAGATTGTCAAAATATTGCCACTAAATTTTGGGGTATAGAGAATGATTATGAGTGTGTTCTAATTAATAGTCAGTGGAAGAAACCTAGATCATTAATTGAAAATGTTTTTAAGTCTGATAAGTATCTAACACTTACTAATCATCATTACACACACGCATACTCTGC